TATGATTACGCAGAAGGTATTAAACGACATACTACACGAGATTAATTCTAGTTACTCAGTGTTGTTTGAAAAGCTAAAGTCGTTAGAAGAGAAGCACAAACAGTTTGATGTTTTGTTAGAGGAGTTAAAAGGACATGTCGAAAAGCAAGGACTCGCGGTTAAGCCGAGCAGGAGTAAGCGGGTACAACAAACCAAAGCGGACACCCAGCCATCCGACTAAGTCACACGTCGTTGTAGCGAAGGAGGGCGACCAGGTGAAGACTATTCGCTTCGGGCAGCAAGGTGTAAGCGGTGCTGGTAAAAACCCGCAGACGGCTTCTGAGAAGGCCAGACGCAAGTCGTTTAAGGCACGACACGCTAAGAACATTTCAAAGGGTAAAATGAGTGCAGCTTATTGGGCTGACAAAGTTAAATGGTAAGGAGACGGCAATGCCAAAGGTAGGAAGCAAACATTATTCGTATACTAAAAAGGGTATGGAAGCGGCTAAGAAGGAAGCCAAGCGTACTGGCAAGAAGGTTACGAATAAGAAACGTAAATAATTAACACATTTTAGGTATTGACTTTTGCTGAAAAGTATGATATAATATACTTGTTAAAGCAATTTAACGAAACTCACACAACTGTCCCATAAGGAGAAACAGTGGATACGCAAACAGAAACCTACTTCCGCCACTTAAAAGATATGTTCAACTCTGAAGGTTGGAAAATCTTCTTAGATGATATCAGACAAGGCGTTGCTAACGTCAACTCTGTAGAGATGGCTAAAGACGAACAAGACCTTTACTTTCGTAAGGGACAACTTGCAGTTATGGCTAACATCTTAAACATTGAAGCTCAGGTGGAAGCAGCTGAAGCAGAAGCTAACGAAGACGATGCGGAAGCTGTTTGATTTTAAGTGTCCTAACGGTCACTACACAGAACACTTAGTTGAAGATGACGTCACGGTTATTCGGTGCGACTGTGGCGAGTCTTCTTCTAAAGTAATATCTCCTGTTAAGTCTGTCTTGGATCACATCAGCGGTGACTTCCCTGGAGCCACAATGAAGTGGGCAAGAGACAGAGAGCAGAAGATACAACAAGAACGGAAGGCAACCTCTTAGCAGACCTTCTACAAAACCAATCTCCATAATGCAATAAGCACGGGGTTTAATAATGGCAGCACAGCTAATTGACGAGCGTCCTGAAGAGGATAACGTAGACATTACAAACTTAGACGATGTAGATCAACAGGAGCCTGAACAGGACAACCCTGATGACGCACTACCTGATAAGTATCGAGGCAAGTCCGTAGAAGAGATTGTACGGATGCACCAGGAGGCTGAAAAGCTCTTAGGTAAACAGAGCAGTGAAGTCGGTGAGCTTCGTAAAGTAGTTGACACGTTTATTCAGCAGCAGACACAACTCTCACAACAACAAGCACCAGAGCCAGAAGACGAACTAGACTTCTTCGCTGATCCGCAAGGGTCTACGCGAAAGATGATTGATAGTCATCCTAAGATTAAAGAAGCTGAAGCAATTGCCCAGCAGTACAAAAAGACAACTGCTTTAACACAGCTTCAAGCCAAACATCCCGACATGGGACAGATCATCGTTGATGATAAGTTTCTAGAGTGGATTAAGGCGTCTAAGATTAGGACACAGCTTTTAACGCAGGCTGACCAGCAGTACGACTACGAAGCCGCTGACGAGCTATTCACATTGTGGAAGGAGCGTCAAGCAACGGTCAAGCAAACAGCTGAGGTTGAAAAGCAAGGACGTAAGCAGGCTGTCAAGAGCGCCTCAACAGGTAACGCTCGTGGCAGTGGCGAAGCATCTCGTAAGATCTATCGTCGTTCTGACATTATTAAACTTATGAAAACAGACCCTGACCGATACCAGGCGCTTTCGGATGAAATTATGAAAGCATATGCGGAAGGCAGGGTACGCTAACTATTTAGGAGATACACATGGCTATTTCAACTTATCCCGCCACTGGTGGTTTTGTAGACAACACTTCAGCAGCAACTTTTATTCCAGAGATTTGGAGTGATGAGGTTGTCGCTGCTTACGAAAAGAACCTTGTACTTGCCAATCTCGTTAAGAAGATGTCAATGCAAGGCAAGAAGGGCGACACCATTCACATTCCTAAGCCCGTCCGTGGTACAGCGAATGCGAAGGTAGAGAACCAAGCTGTAACTGTACAGAACGGCGCTGAGAGCGAAGTTACTGTTAGCATTAACAAGCACTTCGAATACTCACGTTTGATCGAAGACATCACTGAGGCACAGGCGCTTGCGTCATTGCGTCAGTTCTACACTTCTGATGCTGGTTATGCGCTAGCTAAGCAAGTGGACGATGAGTTGTTTTCACTAGGTCAAAAGTTTGGTGACGGCGCTTCAGGTACCGTTGACTGGGTACACAGCAACAGCTACTACGTTGATGCTTCAACTGGTCTAACTGCTTACGCTGCTGACACTGTTACGACTTCAGACGTCTTCACCGACGCTGGCTTCCGTGCTTTGATTCAGAAGATGGATGATGCAGACGCTCCTATGGACGGACGCTTCTTCGTTATTCCTCCTTCGCTGCGTAACGCTATCATGGGCATCGACCGTTATGTATCGTCTGACTTCGTAGACGGCCGTGGCGTTGTAAACGGCAAGATCGGTAACTTGTACGGCATTGACGTATACGTAACCAGCAACTGCCCCACCATCGAAACCGCTGCTGAGAACACAGCTGGTGACGCTATTCGCGCTGCTATCCTGGGTCATCGTGACACCATGGTAATGGCTGAGCAGATCGGCGTACGCTCACAAACTCAGTATAAGCAGGATTTCCTAGCTACGCTTTACACCGCTGACCGTCTGTTCGGTGTAGAAGTGTTGCGTCCTGAGACTGGCTTCGTATTAGCTGTCAAC